GGACTACTGGGAGCGGATGGATCGCGAGGACTACTACGACGTCTACTCAGTCCTCAACGAACAGGCGAACGACTTCCAGACGGCCTACGACTGGAAGATCTGGATGGTGCAGCAGTGCCTGATCTGGGGGAACTCGTTCTCCGTAATCAGCCGGCGCGGCGATCAGGTCTACCAGCTGATCCCGATGGGCACGGCCGACGTCCAGCTGCTCCGAGATGACGAGGGCCGGTGGTACTACTCGACCGCCGAGTACGGCGATGTCCCGCCGGAAGACATGATCCACTTCCGCCTCGCCGGCAGCCAGCGCCTCGGCTGGGGCGACTCCCCGGTCGCGACTTGCGCCTCGAGCCTTGTCCTCGCCCGCCTGATCGAGCAGTCCGGCATCGAGCAGTACCGATCGCCCGGCATCGGCAAGGTCGCGATCACGACCGAAGAGGCGGTCGGCGCCGACGCCGTCCGCCAGATGCAGGACGCCTTCAAGAACGCGCACTCGGGATCGGAGGGCATGCTCCGCCCGATCATCGTGCAGAACGGCGCGTCGGTCGAGCAGATCGGCCAGAGCCTCGTCGACAACGACTGGATCCAAGCGCGCAAGAGCGCGGTCGAGGACGTCGCCCGCATCTTCGGGATCCCGCCGTTCGTCCTGTTCGCTGAGACTGGGAACACCTTCACCCTCGAGCAGTCGCGGGCGTACACCGACAGCCTCCAGCAGTACGCAGCGCGGTTCTCGGCCGAACTGTCGATGAAACTGTTCCCGGGGAACCCCGACTTCCGCGTGACGTTCGACGCGACCCAGTTGATGCGCGGGACGTTCTCGGAGTCGGTGTCGGCTTACCAGACCGCGATCCAGACCGGGATCATGGTGCCGAACGAAGCGCGGGCGGAACTGGGGCTCCCGCCGATCGAGGGCGGGGACGACCTGTACGTTGGACCGAACATGCAGTCCGGGGGGACTTCCGATGATGAAGCCGAAGATGGAGATCCGGAGACTGACGGTCGGCCGGATGGATCCGACGACCTCGACGTCTGAGGATCGCACGATCGAGGGGACTGCGGTCCCGTTCAACAAGCTCAGCCACCAGATCGCCGGCGAGCGATCGCGGACCTTCCGCGAGAAGATCGAGCCGGGCGCCCTGACCTGGGACGACCGCACCGTGCTGATCCTGCAGCACGACCAACGCGGCGTCCCGTTGGCGCGGATCGGTTCTGGTACTATGAGCATGGAAAACGGGTCGGACGGCGTGCGGTTTCGCGCTACACTGCCGGAGTCCCGTCCAGATGTGCGGGAGGCCCTCGAACGCGGGGACCTTTCGGGGGACGTTTCCATCGGGTTCATCGTCGAAGACGACCGATGGTTGCATGGCAAGTCCGGCTCGGTTCGCACTGTGACAGCGGGTCACATCGTGGAGCTGAGCCTGGTATCGAACGGCGCCTATCCTGACGCCGCTATTTCCGGGGGGGCCTGATGGCCGATCTGATCAGCATGCGCGCCGACGCTATGGCCGCGCGAAAGAGGATCGACTCGATCCTCAGCATCGACGGGGAGCTGTCGGTTGAGCAGGAGCGCGAGCTCGAGCAGGCCGACACCCAGCTCCGATCCCTTTCCGAGCAGATCAAGAAGGCCGAGGTCCGCGAGAGCGCGTCCGAGGCTCTCCAGCTGCCGACCTACGAGCCCCGCACCCGCAAGGCTGCGGTCGCTCCGACCCTCGACAGCCGGATGGTGCTGCAGAACAACCTGCGGAACGCGATCCGCCGCGGCGGCATCAACGAAGACCGCGCGTACTCGGCGCCGCTCGACTCGGCGAACGAGGCCGCGAGCCTCATGCCCGTCGACCTGCAGGACGAGATGATCCGCCTCCTGGCGAACGTCTCGGCCGTGCGTCAGGCCGCGACCATCCGGTCGTACCCCAACGACGTCGAGATCCCGGCCGTGAGCGCCCGCGCGACCATCACCGCGTACACCGGTGAGGGCACCGCGTACGACGCGATCGGTCCCGAGTTCTCCAAGCTCCGCATCCGCTCGTTCAAGAGCGCTGCGGAAACCCAGGTCACCGAGGAAGTCCTCAACGACTCCCGCGGCGGCGTGGTGGCCGAGATCCTCGCGCAGCACGCCGAGGCCCACGGCTACTTCTGGGAGACTCAGTTCCTCGGCACCGCGGCCGCCCAGGGCGCCAGCAACGTCGACGGCATCTTCGCGTCGGACTTCAGCGCCGTCCCCGGTGCTCCGACCGATTACGACGCCGGCGGCAGCTCGACCTCGGGTTCGACCACGTTCGCTTCGGTGACGTACGAGGACCTCGTCGAGACCGCGTACGGCATGCCGGCCGCGTACTGGGGCACCCCCAAGTCGTGGATCGTCGGCCCCGCGATGTACCGCGCGCTGCTCGAGCTGACCGACAACACGACCGGTCGTCCTCTGTTCCTTCCGCAGGCCACCGGCACCATCCAGGCGCCGGGCGCTATCGGAAACCTGCTCGGCTACCCCGTGCTCGTCTCCGACGCGATGCCCTCCGAGGCCGCCGGCGCGTTCGCCGCCGTGCTCCTCAGCCGCGAGTCGTACGTCGTCGCTGACCGCGTCGGCATCAACTCCCAGGTAGACCCCTTCACCTACGGTGGGAGTGGCATCACCGCCTGGCGGACTTTTGTCAGGTCCGACGGTCGCTGGCTCCGCCCGACGAGCTCGTCGCGCCTCCAGCTCGCCGCGTCCTGATCGGGTTCCTAGTTTCGTCGCGCCGGGCCCGACCCTTTCCTTGGGGGGTCGGGCCCGGTTTCTTCGGGGGCTGCCATGCTCGAGATCGTCACCCAGACCGCCCACGCCTACCAGCTCTCGGAGTTCCGGGACCACTGCCGGATCCCGTGGACAGACGACGACCCCGCGATCCAGCGCAGCCTCGACGCGGCGGTGCTGTCGTGGGAGCGCATGACGAACCATTACGTGCGGGCGACGACGATCGACTGCACGCTCAAACCTGGCGACATCATCCCGTTCGGCCCGGCCCCGACGCTGACCTCGGTCACTCAGGTCGACCTCGACACCGACGCCGAGACGACCGTGACCGCCGACTGGGCGATCCGCCGCGGCTGGGGCGCTTCGGTGATGTCGCTCCGTTCGGACGGCGACTGGATCCCCGGCGAGTACGAGTACGTCTTCCGACTGGCGACCGCCGGCTCGTCCGACGCCATGATCAAGGCGGCGATCTTTGGCATTGGTGAGCACTTCTTCCAGCACCGCGGCGTCGTCGACGCCGGCGGGTACGTCGAGATCCCGTACACCGTGCGGGCGATCGTCAGCAACTACCAGAAGGGCAGCGCATGAGCGCGGGCGGGGGTCGGCACTATGTGGCGTTCTACTCGCCGACGACCACGACGGACGCTGCTGGGCAGTCCTCGGTCGGCTACGTTCTCCAGTTCTCGACGCCGGTCGATTTTCTGGTGCTGAGCAGCCGGAAGAACATGGACGGCGACATCCAGCCAAGCGGCTCGGACGTCGCCCAGATCCGCATGCCCTTCAACACCCGCGTGAAGGTCAACTGGCGCGTCCGCTACGACGACACCGACTGGGACGTCCAGACGCTCCGCGACCCCAACGGCCGCCGGCGGGACCTCGAGATCACCGTCGAGAGGGTCGAACAATGAGGCCCGGCGATCTCGGGAAGTTCGATGAGAGCCAGTGGCGCAAGATCACCCGCGAAGTGTTCGACGGGGAGAAAGATCGCAAGCGGGCGGTCCGGGCGGCGCATCGCATCAGCCTCGAGGAACTCAACAACGAGGGCCGAAAGCGCCTGATGCGTTTTCCGTTTCGCGGCGTCGGCCGCAAGGTCGCCCGCCGGCGCGGACGTACCGGCCTGACGACTTGGACGTACAAGAAGCGCGAGCGCAAGATTACCGGCTTCCGCCGCGGCATCACCCGACCGAGCAGCTTCAGCTACAACACGAAGTTCCTCCGCGAGGGCGTCGAAACGCGGTCGTGGCTCAACAAGAGCCAGTACTTCAATTTTGTCGGGCACTTCTTCGAGGGCGGCTTCACGCCCGGCAAGGGCACGAAGTACCAGGGAACCCGAGTGCGCCCGATCAATTGGCGGTACCAGCCGGTCCGGAAGCCAGACACCGAACGGAAGCTCCACGCCCGCATGACGAAGGCTATGGAGATCCAGATCCTCACCGGCCGTACAATGACGCCCACGGAGCTACGCCGTGCCATTTGAGACTGCCGATCAGCACATCTACGACGCCCTGACCGACGTCACCAACGGCGTCGGGTCTGGGATCGCCATCGCCCCGGACGTCCGCAACCGCGAGACGGACGTGCCGGCGATCATCTGGAGCGTGGACGACTCCGGCGGGTCCCAGACCAGCGCCGGCACCATCGGCCCGTACCATGCGCGCTACACGATGTCGATCATGCATACGACGCGACTCTCCAGCATGGCGCTCGCCGACGACGCCGTGAACGCGCTGGCCGCCTCGAGCGATTTCCAGACCCGAGAGAACTCCCGACGAGGCGAAGCGATCGCCCGCGGATCCGAGAGCGTTCCGCTCTACCTGACCGAACTCGACCTGACCCTCACTTTCGGAGCTTGAGATGGCCGCCACATCCTTTAACGGCACGACCGCCACGATCGGCGGCACTGCAGTCCTCGTCCAGTCGATCTCGATCGCCGGCGGCGACACCGCCATGGTCGACGTGACCGCCAGCAGTTCAGGCCGCCGCCTGCAGATCGCCGGGCTCAACGAGCCCCGGACGATCACGATCACCGGTCTGGCCGAGACGATCGGCTGGTCCGCCGGCACCAGCTACAACGTTGTGATCGCGTCGAACACGCCGATGGCGGCGACCTACACCGGCTGGCTCTGCATGTCGCTCGAGATCACCGGCTCGATCGACGAGGCGAACACCTTCACCACGACCTTCCTCGAGGACAGCGATGCCACTTGAGTACAAGCGTGATCTGACCGTGCGCGACTGGGAAGCGGTCGGGGATCTGCCCGAGAAGCAGCAGAACCTCGAGTACATCGCCCGGTGCTACGGCCTGACCCTTGATCAGGTCCGGGACCTCAGCATCTCGGAGATGATGAAGTGCGCGAACGAGGTCGTGACCCGCAACGGACTCGCGTAGTCGTCCAGGTCGCGCTCCGCACTGGATGGAGCGTCGAACAGGTCCGCGACCTTACGCTGGCGGACTTCGACCTGGTCGTGCAGGAGATCAGCGGCAAGCGCCGCATGTCGGAGGATGAGATCCTCCAGGAGCTGAAGCGATGGCAGGTCGGATGCTCTCGATCAAGTTCGGCGCGGACACCACCCGCCTAGAGCGCGCGATGAAGCGCGTGCGGAAGAGCATGGCGAACATGTTCACCGCGCGCGGTCTGATCGGCGGCGCGATCGCCGGCGTGGGTGCGGCCGGCGTCATCGGCGCGGCCATGAACCTGAACCCCCGAGTCGCGAACTCGATCCTCCGCCTTGAGTCGCATCTCACCGGCGCGTTCGCTTCGGCGATCTACAAGATGGAGCCCGCGATCGTGCGGCTGACGGACGTCCTGATCCAGGTCGGAGACGCGTTCCTGTCGTCCATCGGCGAGGCGGCTTCGATCTACGACCAGATGGGCAAGATCAGCCAGCAGATCGGCCAGTTTATCGGTGGCATGTTCGCACGATCCGGCGAGGTCACGCCCGGGACAATGCGAGGCACGACGACGCTGAAACAGGGTTTCATCCTCGGCGAGATGCTTTTCGGTCGACTCAACGTCGACCAGTCTCAGTACCTCCTCGACCAGCTCGAGCGTCAGCCTCGGTTCGTCCCCAACACCACGGACCGGATCGCCGGAAGCGCCCGCAAGGGCCCCAACGAGCGGAGGCCCAATGTCGACTGAACGGTACGAGCTGAAGAACAGCCAAGCGCAGGCCGAGCACTGGGGCGCCCGCGTCAATCGCGTCGAGTTCGTGGTCGACGATACGGCGTCCCCGTCCGCCGACACGATCCAGACGAGCCTCTGCTCGACGACGGGATACGGGGGCATCTCCGCGATCCCGGGTCACCCGCTGAAGATCTCGGCCAACACGGACGGCACCGGCACGATGACGGTGCAGTACCTGGACGCCGCAGTCCGCACGGTCAACGTCCAGCTCGAGCCCAACGGCGCCGGCCAGGTCCGCATCACGATCGGCCTCACCCAGTACGGCACGTTCACCGATCAGACCGATCCGATCCGGGTCACAACTTCGACAAAGCTTCAGCCGACTCAGGCTTACCGATCCGGCCCGATCATCCCTGCGGACACATGGGTCGCCGACGGTGCGACCGGCTACTACGACGCCGACGTTACGCTCTGGGACGGATCCAGCGGGTCAAGCACTCTCAACGCCCTTGCCGGGTCGGTTGACGCCAACGGCGCCGAGTCGAGCACCTATCGACCGGCGGGCGACATCGGCGGGGACCCGATCGACTGGAACGGAAACCCGATCGCGGTCGGCTTGCCAGTGACGCGGATCGAGGTCGAGGTCCTGCGATGGGGTCCTTACATCGACAGCTCAGGCGGCTACGCGATGGACTCGGACTCGCTCGAGACGCAACAACTTGGTGTAGGAGCGCGAAACCAGGCGCTGTTCTGTACGTTCCCGCAGGGCAACGTTCTGTACGAGGGCGTCCAGCGCAGTCCGCTCGATGCCGAGTGGTACGTTGCCCGATACTCGTTCCTCGCTCACCCGTGGAAGCACGCGATCCAGGTCCCGCGGCCGACGTTCGGAACGTCGATCGGC